CACAGATGCCTGTCATAGACATGGAGCCAAGTGAATGACGATCAAGAGTGATCAGCATGGGTTCGAGGTTCAGGCTGCACGTCCTGCACTGTCACAGACAGTTGCAATAACGACAGGGAGTGTGCAGAGTGCTGCATTCAGTACTGGTCCAGTTGGTGCGTATTCAACCAACCCAGCGATGTATGGTGCAGCGATCACTACACCGAACAACACAATGCATGTGCGGCTGGTTGCTACGAGTGATTGCTGGGTAGCGTTCGGTGCCAATCCTACCGCAGTCAATAGTGGCACGGCATCGATCCTGTTGCCTGCTGGTGTGCCTGAGTATTTCTGGGTGTATCCAGGTGAGCGTGTTGCAGTGATACAGAATGCCGCTGCTGGTGCGTTGAATGTTGCAGAGATGGTAGCCTGATGTTCTTCGGTCTTGGTCATGTCGGGAGACAGATGATACGTGGTAGTGCTGGTGCACCGTCACTTGATATTTCGTTCGGTGGTCCGACGCTCGATCCGCGCCTCACCTTCACGCGCGCCAGCACTGCGACGTATTTCAACGCCACCGGCACGATGCAGACCGCAGCGACCAACGCACCGCGGTTTGATTATGATCCGGTAACGCATGTGTTGCGTGGGCTGCTGATCGAGGAGTCGAGAGTTAACTACCTGTTGCAGAGTGGGAACTTGTCGGCGGCGCCATGGACTTCCGGAAGCGCGTTTGGCCCTCCGGCTCCCGTTGTTACCGGCAACAATGCCGTTGCTCCAGATGGGACAACGACAGCAGCCAGGATTGATCTGCCCGCGTGTTCGGCGGGAGGGTTGATACAGGTTTATCAGAACTCTGTCCTAACCGCTGCCTCAACATTTTCGATCTATCTCAGAGGCGCCGTGGGAGGCGAACAAACGTACGTCATCGTCTCAGGCACTACCTATGCTTCCTTGCGTGTTACTCTGACGACGGCATGGCAACGATTTGTGGTTGTTGCTCCGGCTTTCGGGGGCGGGGCAAATTTGCTAATCGGCACTGATCTGCGTGACGGTGCGCAGACCGCGACACCAGCCGGAACCATCTATGCATGGGGTGCACAGCAGGAACCCGGCGCCTTCGCCACATCCTACATCCCCACGACAGCGGCAGTGGTAACGCGCTCGCAGGATCAGTGTGTGATACCGCAAGCAAACATGGGGTTCTTCGTGGCGCCCGGTGGTTCGTGGTCTGTTGAGTTCATAGACTTCTATAATTCTGGAACAAGCACGCGTATTTTGTGGTCCGCAGCAGGCGGCAGCCCCACTCCAATGTATCTCGATCCGGCTAACCACTTGAGTCAATATGATGTCGCGGGTATCGTTTCAACAGCCAACGCTATAACACTCAATGTTGTGCAGAGGGGTGCAACCACCTGGGCACCTGGTGCTGCGAAGAATTGCCTCAATGGTGATGCAGTTGCCACGACTGCCACGATGACTGCTGGCTTTGCTGCACTCGCGACAGCGAATTTGTATCTTCTACAAGGGAACATACCCGCCGAGGCTCAGAGCGGCTATATCCGCCATGTGCGCTATTGGCCGCGCGTCTTGTCGAACAGTGAACTGCAAGCGGTGACGATGCTTGATCCGCCAACGCTCGATCTCGTATTCTCCGGCCCAACGCTCGATCCGCGCATCACCTTCGCACGTGCATCCACTGCGACATACTTCGACAGCAGTGGCGTGATACAGACGGCGGCCACCAATGCGCCACGCTTTGACTACGACCCGGTGATGCATGTGCTGAATGGGTTGCTGATTGAGGAGCAGCGGACGAACATAACATTGCAGAGTGCTGATGTTTCAAATGTTGTGTGGAACAAACAAGATCTTGGCTCAGGCATTCCTGTTGTAACAGCAAATCAGACAGCCGCGCCTGATGGAACGGTATCTGCGGGTAGAGTGGTGTTCCCCGTAGTAAGCGGTAACGGCGGCAGCGTGATAGCACAAACAATAACCGTAACAGCCAACCCCTATTCGTTCACCGCGTGGATGAGGGGCAATGTCGGTGGTGAGCAAGTCTATCTCATGATAACGCCTGATGGCTTGCTTTATTATCGGATGCTGGCGACCCTTACTACCGCATGGCAACGATTCACACTTTCCACACCAGCACTGCCTGCTGGCGCTGTATATCCGCAGATTGGCATCGATAAGCGTGATGCCTCACAGATCAACACGCCAGCGCAGACAATTTATGTCTGGGGCGCACAGATCGAGCAGGGCGCATTCCCCACATCCTACATCGCTACGACCGCAGCAGCAGTGACGCGAAGTGCAGATAGCTGCACGATGCTAACTTCGTCGTTCGTCACCAACGCCTTGTCGTTTAGCTATGCGGTCGAAGGGCTGCTGCCAACTTCCGGCGCAGGGCCAATATGGGTGGAACTGGACGACGGAACAGCCGCCAACCGATCATTGCTGACCACAAGCACAATCAATCTACAATACTTCCAAAACATCGGCGGTGTTACAACAACGAACAACGCGTCGCTCGGGAATATCACTCCGGGGGCTGTGTTCAAGTCAGCAGTCTCCACCGCATCTACGCAACATAAATACGCATTGAATGGCGCTGTGTCCGCACCTGACCCAAACGCAGCCAATCCTCCGCCAGTTACGACGCTCGGGATTGGCAGGGGGACATATATCGCTGGTTCATCCTACATCCGTCGCGTGCGCTATTGGTCACGTGCGTTGTCGAACAGCGAACTGCAATCGGTGACAACATGAGCGGCACATACTTCGACTATCGGCTGAACTTCCTGGTGACAGACCTCGCGCTTGCGCTCGACGGCTTCGATGCGCTGCGTGCGGAGTTAGGGATCGAGACCAACACACTGCTGGGGCACATGCTCGGTGATCTGCGCGATGCCGATGGTAACGTTGTCGTTCCACAGCCTCGCGATATTGGCGAGCCGCCAGATACCAGTGTTGTGTGGATCGGTCGGTCAGGGATAGCTGCATACACCTACACGGACCCCAATGATCGAGTGGTCGAGGTTCCGGCACGCGGTGATCCTGCGCGCTACTACATGCACATCCGAACTGAGACGGATCATACCACTGTAACCACCGACCTGACACAGTATGGTATGACGGCAACTGATCCTGATGAGAGCGCCGCCGTGCTTGGTGTGTGGGCTGGCGATGAGTAAGCGTTACAAGATCGTTGAAGGTGGGATGCACGACCGGTTCCATCAGTCGATGAAGAAGGTGCAGTTCATCGGTGGTGGGTTCGGTAATGGCAAGACGGCAGCAACATGTATCAAGGCGTTGAAGCTATGCAAGGATTATCCAGGGTGCAACGGATTGATTGCGCGGAGCACGTATCCGAAGCTCAACGATACGATCCGGCGCGAGTTCTTACAATGGTGTCCTACGCACTGGATCAAGCGTATGCCAAGCCGGGACGAGAATACACTTTTGCTGAAGAATGGAAGCACGGTCAACTTTCGATACGTTGCACAGCAAGGGAAGCAGACAGAGGACTCCAAATCGAACTTACTATCAGCGACATACGATTGGATTGTGGTTGATCAGTTGGAAGACCCTGAGTTCTCACACAAGGACTTCATGGACCTGATGGGTCGGTTGCGTGGCAATACCGAATACATTGGTGATGAGGTGGGTATGCCACGTGTTGGCCCACGTTGGTTTATGGCTACTCTCAACCCAACTCGCAATTGGTGCTATCGAGAGATCGTAAAGCCGCTGCATGACTTTACTGAGCGCGGCATGATCAGTGAGAAGCTGTTGTGCGAGGTCAGTGACGATGGCAAGCCGATCATCGTGGATGGCAAGCCTGTTCCACTCATTGAGTTGTTCGAGGGCAGCACTTACGAGAATGTGGACAACGTTGGTGAGGACTACATCCGAGGCATGCTCGCCACCTACACAGGCAGCATGCGAGAGCGTTTCGTATTCGGTAGATGGGGGGCACTTAGTGGTCTCATCTATCCACAATTCGATGAGACTGTGCACGTCCTACCACATGAAGATGTTAGGTCATACCTGCGCCAGATGCGGGCTACCGGTTTTCAGCCTACGTTTGTTGAAGGATACGACCACGGACTATCTCGACACTCCTGTTATGGACTGTTCTTCGTTGACGATGACGCCAATGTGCTACTGCTCGATGGGTTCCGCATTGCAGAACTTACCGTCGCTGCTGCGGCAAAGTATATATCGACGCTACGTGCAGAGTATCGAATTGAGGACGACGAACTTGGCCCAGCGTTCGCTGATCCTGATGTATTCAGGCGCAAAGCAGGGAACGCGCGAACCGTAGGTGAGACTGTAGGGCAGATGTTCAGTGATGAGGGCATCCGCATGCAACGTGGCAACAATGACATCAACGCTGGTATCAGCAAGAACTGGCAATACCTGACGCCGCTGCCACTGCATGAGAACCCAATCACTGGTGCACGGTTCGCTCCGCACTTCTATGTCAGTGACAGATGCAGTTGGTTCATCGATGAGATCACCGAGTATTACTTCCAGCGTGATGGCAGTGATGAGACGACAGACAAGCCTGTAGATCGCAATGATCATGCGATGGACATGTGGAAGTATGCCATGTCCAACCGTCCCAGGTTGGCGCGCTACACAGGTAAACCTGATCTGCCACCTGCATGGTTGGCATGGCATGAGATTGAACGGCAACAGCAGCGCGGCCCGAAAGCGAGGCACAAGTGAGCGGTTCATTTCCACAGGACGAACAAAGTGATCCGCAGCTTAATCTGGATACGCAAGGTGATCCACTTGAGAACTCACTGGCGCAGTCGGATGTTGGTCTGCCCGCTGCTCCTGAACCACCCGCTGTGTATAAAGCAATGCCGGATAGCCGTATACCTGTGTCCAGCAAGCGTGGTGGTGTGTGGCGTAGTAGAAGAGATGTCGCGCAGAAGTCGATGAAGGACTTATACGATGCGTGGGATGAGGCAATTCGCTATTACAACCATGATCAGTCTGACCATCGCGATGGGACTGATGCTAACGTGGCTGGTAATCGTCACGTTGCACGCCGACTGAATGAGCGGTTCAGCAGCACTGAGAACATCGTGTTCGCGAATGTGAATGCGCAGTTGCCAGAGTTGTATGCGAAGAACCCGATTGTCAGTGTGACCAGTCAGCCGCAGCAAGATGCCACACTGGATGAAGCTGGTGATGCGTTCGCACGTGCAGTTGAGAAGTTAGTCAGTGCACTGTTCCGCATGAAGTATACACCCGGTGTGAACATCAAGCCGAAAGCGAAGCGCAACGTGATCATTGCGCTGCTGACGAACAGGGCGTGGTTCGAGGTTGGGTATACGAAGAGAGACAAGAGCAGCGAACAGGCGATGGTTGATCTGCAATCGCTGAGTGCTGAACTGGCGAAGGCAGAAGATGACGAAGAGATCAGGGAGATCGAACAGAAGCTAGTTGCGCTGGAAGAGAAGGTCGAGTTCCTGCAACCGAGTGGTCCGTATGTGCGCATCCGATTGCCGCATCAAGTGCTGATCGATCCGAATAGCACTGATCCAGTTGGTGCAGACGCGAACTGGATGATGGTCGAGGACTTGCTGCCAACTGAGTATATCAACGCGATCTATGCCACAGAGGATGAGGACAAGGAAGAATTCACCAGCATCTTCGAGCCGACACACATCATGAATGGTGGCAGTAAGGGCAGCGACAGTGACGGTGAGTTCTCACTGTTCAACAAGAATGACAACCGATACAGCGCGTATGGGTTTGACACGCAAGACCAGTTCGACAAGGCGTGCATGACCAAGGTCTGGTATGTGTGGGATCGTGTGACGCGTCGGTTGGAGATGTATGCAGACAACGACTGGAAGTGGCCGATCTGGGTGTGGGATGATCCGTATGGATTGCAGGGCTTCTTTCCACTGACACCGATGTGGTTCCATGAGAACCCCGTTGCCATGTATGCGAAGGGCGAAGTCAGCTACTACCTGGATCAGCAAGACCAGATCAACGAGATCAACGATGAGAAGCGGCGTGCGATACTGTGGGCGCGGCGTAATATCTTCTACAATCCCGAGACTGGCATCACACAGGAGATGGCCGACAGGATACTGAAAGGCCCAGATGCGACTGCAACACCACTCAAGTTGCCTGAAGGCATGAAGGGTGCAGATGCGATCTTCAGCATACCGCCACCGAGCACTGCGTTCGCGGCCCTATTTGACAAGAAGGACTTGTATCAGAGCGTCGATCGTATTGCTTCCACGAACGAAGTCGAGCGTGGTGGCGAATTCAAGACGAACACAACCAACCGCGCGATCGATTATTACTCGACCATGGGCAACATGCGCATGGACATGCGA